AATCTTCTTCAGGAATATTATCAAAACCATTTTTACCGTTTTTAACATCAACATCTAAAATTATTATATTACCTGAAGGACATACAGCTAGTGCAAATCCTTCAGGTACTTCTCCTTCAAAATAGGTTTCATCAGGTATCATTCCCCATTTAACAATAGGTTTATTGTTTTTAAGAAGGAAACTTTTCATAATTAAAACTTATATTTATTCTTTGCTTCAGGTGTTGACCAATAGTTTTTGTAATTTCTGTTTTTACAATAATCCCAAAGTCTATCTATTTCTTCTTGTATAAAATAATCATTTTCAATTTCTAATGCTAATTCATCTTCTAAATCTGATTGACTTAAATCTATATGCTGACTAAAACCTATCAAACATACTATCGTACTATTTCTCGAACCTTCATCAAATGAAAGGTTATTTTCGTTAATAAAATTTCTTAATCTGTTCATATTTTTATTTTTCTAAATATTCACGTATGGATTCTCACTAATCCATTGTTTAATTTCTTCTTCTGTCATACCTAAACCATCCCAATCTTTATGTGCTATTTTAGACCAAGTATCTGAATTATTAGGTACAGATTTTTGTAATTGCTTTATATTTTGCAATTCTCTCATTAATTTTTCTAGTTCACTCATTGTTTTAATTATTTTCAATATTAGTTAATGTAAATACTTCTTGCCAATCATTTAAACATCCTTTACATTCTACTTTTCTACTTAATTTAAAAGGAGATGGTTGAATAACTTCGTCTGCTGTTAAATCCAAACTATTACATATAGGACAACAATCTGGGTTTTCAAAATATTTATTTTTTATACTTTGTGTTATGTCCATTATATAATTGTTTTTAATATAAATATTTCTTCAGGACTCATTTTTAATGTTTTCTTCCACTCTAATAATATTTTTAATACAATTTCAAATTGTTGTATTGTATCATTATAATATTTAGTACCCTTTTCTGTTTTATAATAATTTTCAATTTTAATTGTTTCTTCAATTATTGATATATATTTATCAGTTACAGAAGTTAAATCAAAGCCTCTATCAGTATATTTAACTACTCTCTCAAATTGTCTTAGTAATCTTTTAACTGACCAGAAATCATCTTTTTTATAAAATACAGGATTATGTCTATTCCAAGTACCTTCCATACCTGTAGACTGTCTTAAAGAAATTGTTTGTTTTGTTTTAATATCATAAGCTGTTGTTATAATATCTAAATCAAAATTACTAACTACATCAAATATTGTCCTATTAAACTTTTTAAAAATAACATTAACATCTACTAATAAATTATATTTAAATTTAATAGTAATTAAACCAATAGAATCTAAAGATGATTTATCATTTTTAATGTAATCATTAAATTTATGTTGTTCTAATGGGTCTAGTATTTGAAACATTGGATTGTATTTCATAAAAAAGAGCAGCTCCGTAAAGCTGCTCTTAGTGTAAGTAAATACATCAATATCTTGTCCTTCAAAGTAATCAAGTAAACAAGAACCAGTTATACACCCGTCTATATCTTGCTCTTTAATTAAATTGATAGCATTATCAATGTGTTGCTTCATGTTAAGCTAATTTTTCAACTTGAATTTTAACTGCTGCTAAAATTTCTTCAATTGTGTAAATTTTGTTTAGTTTAACTAAACCTTCAGAAAAATAATCTCCTACTTGTTCAACATCATTAATCTTGTTAAACTGGTTCATAAACTCATTAATTTTACTAACAGATACTTTAGTATCGTGATAAGAATCAAAATCAGTTGCATACTTAACTAATTCATCAAGTAAAGCACTTGTAGGTTCTGCTGGAGCTGTTGCATATTGAACAACAGTTGATTCATTAATACTTCTTAATACTTCAGCTTTAATAGCTGCTAAACTATCAACTTTACTTGCTGTAAAAGTTTTGTCTTTAATAGCTTCAGCTAATTTTACTAAATACTCTGCTGCTTGTTGTTGTCTAACAAATTCTACATGAGTTACTGGTTTTTTTGATGATGAGCTAATTAAATAGTTAGCTGCATTTAATGATAGGTCTTTGCTTGTTAAAAATTCCATGATTTTTGTTTTTTTGTTTTTATTGTTTATTGATTTATTTAATTAATTTTTATAAAATAGTGTTAACCCAATCATCAACACGAATTGTTGTTTTAGGTTCAAACACTCTACAATAACCTGCTAGATTATTTGTCTTTTTACATTGAGTATGTAAAGAATATAATGTATTAACTTTAAAGTTATTTACAAGACTTTCTTTTGAACCTCTCATAAATCCTTTAGGGCTATCATCATCACCAAAACATATTACTGTATTGTATTCTTTAGATTCTTTAATGATTTTAGCATACATTTCTCCTTCATTACCTGAACCTGATCTTCTTGCTATATCTATAATATCAGATTCTGGTACTTGGTCATAATCTATTAATTGAGTTTTACCACTTGTTATCATAATGTCAGCATAAAATCTTTTTGACATTAATTTGGCTAAACTTGTAATAGTTTTTACAATAGCTTCTGGAATAGAACCTGAAACATCTAATATGATTAAATTTCTCATATTATGTTTTATAGCTGATGCTCCAGTATTTAATCCTAATTGTTTATTAAAAGCCATAGGATTAAATGTTACCTCATCAATAATATTAGTTTGAACTGAAGCTTTTAAATCTTCTAACCAAACAGGTAATATTTTTAATTCTGATAATCTATCAAAATCAACTAAATATTGAGATGTAATAATAGAATCTGGTTCTATAACTCTTTCTTGTTCTGATGAAGAAAAATATTCTCCTCCAGATTGTAACGTAAAAGTTCTAATATTGTTTTTATAACCTATTCTTTTTAAACAGTCTAGCCATTTAATAGGAATATTAGTTTTTAAACAAGATTTGTAAAGAACTTGAAATTCTAGATAAATAGTTATAAAAGATAATTCTTCTTTCTTACCTATAATATAAGGTAAACCTCTAGGTAGCTCTTTAAAATCATCTTCGTTTTCAACGAGATAAATTGGAGGCAGCTCCAGCCTCTTACTTGTTATTTTTTGTATCATTTTTAAAAATTATTTTTTAACTTTATAAGGTGTTGCAATATAGTAAGAAATTCTATATCTTCTCCTTCTTTTACATTAAATTGAGGCCAATCACAAGGAGCTTGAATTGGTTGTTTTAAAACAGGTAAAATTAAATTTTCATATTCACCATCTAAATTTAATCCATGACCTATTTGATTAATAGCTTTCTCTACACTTCTTGGAGTTATAAAATCCCAACTTTCAGATTCAAACTTTTCTTTTTCTATTAATAAACATAAATGTTTAGAAATATTTTCAGGCATACCAAATTGATTTTTCAATAAAGTTTGATATTCTTCTCTATTAAATTTAAGTTCATATCTAATAAATCTTTGTTTAATTTGAGGAGTTAGATGTATTAAACCTTGAGGATTAGATGCAGCTACAATCATTATATCTTCTATGTGCTTTCCTGAAGGAGTAACTCTATCTTCAGTAAAATTTAAAACAGCATCTAATGTTTGTTTTAGAGTACCGTTAAACACCTCATCAAAAAACAAAATATCTCCTGGTTTTAGCATTGATATTTCTAAACTATCAAAAACTTCTAATTTACCTGTTTTTGAATTAGGCATCATCATTGATATTACCTCATTAGGCATCCTTTGTGATAAAGTTATTTTTACTAAATTTGCTCCTTTATTTTTAGCAAATTCTTTTATTATTGTTGTTTTACCGATACCAGGATTAGACATAAACAATGGAACTGTTGTACGTCTTAATACTGGATTATCATAAGTTTTGTTTAAAATATCAAGCATTTTAGCTTCCATATATTCTGTTTTATTATTTTCTTTTATAAATTTATTTAAAATGCACCACTGATTAAAAGTATAAAATTCTGGACGTGGTAAGAACCAATCATCAATATTATTACTATAACTATAAAAACTATTATCTTTAATTTCTATAATAGTTCTTTTTTCATAAGTATCCCATTCATGTCCAGTAAACTTAATTTTATTATGTGGTTGTTTTTCAAATAAATAATCAAATTCTTTTTGTGTTGTTATTGAAACTAATCCGTGCATTATTTTATTTGTTTAACATATCTATTAAATAAGTATAGTCTTGATTAGCAGGCTCTTTTATTATTTCATATCCTAATACATATTTTTTAAATTCATCAAATGTAATTTCATTAGTCATCCTCCCCCAGCCCATGGCAGAGGCCCCTAGATTATTTATATATTTAATAGGAGGATCATAAGAATCTATAGATTTACTATAAAATTGATTAATTTTCCAAGCATTTAAAACTTCTTTATTTTCATCTGTAATTTCAATATACCAATTATTAGGAAATACATATTCTTCCATTTATCATTTCATTTATTATTTCTAATGTTTTTTCTTCTTTTAATTCTTTAAAAGTATCACTTAAATCCTTAATTTCAAAATAAAATTCTTCTAAATTAAATTCTTTTAATACTTCTTTAGAGGCTTTAATACCTGCATTATCATTATCAAAATTTAATATAACTCTGTCAAATCTAGATTGAAGTATTTTAATTTTATCTTTCCAAGATGATAAACCTTCTGAATGAGGAGCTACTGCATTATAACCAAATCTTCTCCAACACATAACATCTTTCATTGATTTAGTTATAATACATATATCTCCTACCCAATCTAATTGATTATAACCTTGAAGATTATCATGCCCTATATTACATAAAAATCTAAATTCTTTGTTTTTATAAAAATAAAGTTTCCATTTCTTTTCATCAGGAAAATAATAACCAATACAAGGATTGTTATTAGAATAAGTATAATACATTTCTCCATTTAACCAATAGTTTTGAATAGAATAAACATTATACATTTTACATAATTTAGATGTAATACCATATTGTTTAAGATATTCTATATCTATTTTAGTAAAAGGTTGTATTTTACATTTAATATCTTTTTCTTGTTTAATATGGGTAATTATTTGTTTATTAATAACAAAGCTATTTCCTTTTCTACCTATAAATTGTTCATATATATCATCTAATGCTTCATAATAATTTAAATTTCTTATTTCCATTACTATTGTAACACAACTATAAGTTTTGTTAATAGCAAAATCTCTAAAAAATAAAGTATTATTATACCAAAAGAACTTACAATCTGGTTTTTTATCTGTTCTTAAAGGATTAATAAATTTTTTATTAAGTTCACAAAAACCCAAATAAAAAAGATAGACTTCTTCTTGAGAAATTCTACTGAATATCCAACTAAAATCTATCTTTTCTGGTTTACTTGGGAGTTGATACATAATTTAATTTTCTTTGTTCTTTATACACCACATTATCCATTCTAAATGTTTTTCTTTAGTATCTAAAAGTTCATTATTATCAATTCTACGATACATCATTCTTTCTCGATCATAAATTATAAATCTATGTGCTTTTTTATGATCTTTAAAAGAAATATCAATTATATCTAAATAATGTTCTTCATTGTATGACCAATGATGTCTATTACCTAATAAAACTTCAATTTTAGCACTTTTTATTTGAGCTTTATATTTTTCAGGAAAATCTTTTCTGTATTTTTGACAAGGTGCTGAAGTATTTTTAGTTTTATATTTATACTTATGATACTTTTCTCTACCTCTTTTTCTTTCCTTTTCAATATAATCATCATTTAATTTTAATTTTTCTTCTCGATTTTTAACATCTTTTTTTGTACAAGATTTACATTTATTTAAATGACCATCTGGCATTTGAGGATGTTTATAAAATTCATCTAAAGATTTTTCTATTTGACATTTAAAACATATTTTCATGTTGCAAATATACTAATTAAAATGGAAATTAAAAATTAACTACCATTTTAAAATGGGAGATCTTCTGTTGTGTTACCTAACAAATCATCATCATTAGATGGGGCAATAGGAGTTTTAGTTATTCTTTCTTTATCTCCAATTCTTAAATCTTTAGCATCTAAAGCAATAAATCCAACATATTTAGTAAATACTAAATTGCCTTTATCATTGTAAACTAATTTAATAGCTACTTTTTTACCTTTGTTGTTATCACCAATTAAATTGATAACTCCTTTAGCAAATTCAGCATAACTATTACCAGACAATACAGCTTGTTCTTCTGGGATAAATTTAGTAATAATATGCTTTACTCTCTTAGCTAAAGATTGTTGAGATTTTTCTACATCTGTAGCTTGTTCTCCAACGGCCCATTCGATGTGTCTAAAAGTTTCTCCATTAGCACCTTTAAAGTTAAACATTAAAGAAGGATCTCCTGAACCATCTTTTTTAGGAGATTTAAATTCAACTGATTCTAATTCAACTCCTGAATGAATACCAGGATTAAATTGTTTGTTTGTTGATTCTGATTTTGTTTCTGTGTTAAATCCGTATGACATATATTTATTAATTAATTTCTTCTAAATTATCTAAAATTACAGTTCCTTCATTAGTTGGTTCAAATGTTTCATCTACTAATACATATTTAGGAGTTGTAGTCCTTTTAATAGTGATTTTCAATTCTAATTCTTTAGCCCAAGCTGTAATAATTCCTGCTGGAATATTAAAATGTGCTGATAATTCTTTCTTAGTCATTCCTTGACTTACTGCTGCTCTAAAAGCTGATCTTGTTACTTGTGTTTGTGACATATTTGTTTTTATTTATTGTTTTCTAAAATTACTACTTCTCCTTCTTCAGTTATTTTTGCATTTGCATCTGGAGCAAAATCCATAACTTCTTCTACTGTGTACATACCTTGTATTTTATCTGGAGCTATACGATTAGCACCTAGTGATAAACATCTGGCCCACATCATTTGCTTAGACATTTTAACCCAATTGTCTTTTGTAGTCCAGCCTGCTTTTACAGCTTCTGACCAATAAAAAGAAGCTACATCTGTAATACTACCACGATAAAATTCAATAGTAGTTACTCTGTCTTTGATTTCATTACCATCTTTATCTTTACCTCTTACTACTAATTCATAATCTTTAAGTGTTTTATAACCAACACCATTAGCCCATAATAAACCACCTAAAGCTTTAGCTGATAAAGCTAATCTACCTTGAATAGAATAAATTTGATGAAATGCTTGCATAGGTTTCAAACCTAAATCTTTACCGAATTGAGCAATAGTAAATGCTTGTTCGATAGTTTTAATGTTTGCTGGTAAACTCTTACTGTCAATAAGAATTTGTAATTGTTCCATTTCCGTTTTAGGAACTTCTCTTGTTACTGTTACTTCTGTCGTCATATATTTAAATTTTTGTAAGTTTCTTCTGTAATTACTGTTGCTTCTGGTAATTCTTCATAATAAGTAGTTGCACCATTAAAGTATAATGGAATATAAGCATTTGCTAAACCGTAATGTCTGTCTTTTAATATCTTCATTGATACATACTTATCTCTAAATCTCTTAATATCATAACCTCTATGTCTTGTTATATTATATCTAATAGGACTAAATAAACCCATAATAAAATGATAATCTCTAGCTGTTTCTTTACAATTAGCTAGACCTGGAATGGAAGGTTCCAGTTTCTCATCTATTGATTGGCCTTGATAAAATTCTTGTTTATCATTAGTCATATCTTGTTGTTGAACAGCTATAGTTACACAATTTAGTTTTTTAACAAAATGCTTTAAGCAATAATGTTTGCTAAAATGACCTATTGTTTCATATTGATTCTGTCCTTTTTCTGAAGTTAAAAGACTTAAATGATCAATGATAACAAATACCCATAAATTAGGATTATTAGGAATGTATTTTTTAGATACTTTTTCAGAAATTTGTTCTTCAAATTCTTCTACACCAATAGTTAAATGAAAATCATGAACAACTTTGTAAATACCATAAGGATTATAAACATGGTCAACAACTTCTATTTTACTAGACATATCATCAACCCATTCTTTACATTGTTTTATTTGTTCTAAAGTTTCATTACTTAATGTATAATTACCTAATGATTTTAACTGTGCAAGTGATAAAGATACGGAATATATTTCATATAACAAAGAAGAAATCATTGATAACCAAAATTCTTCTTTACTTTCTTCTAAAGCAAAATACATTATCTTATAATCTATTTCAGGATGTTCTTTAATAAATTTATATACTGAAATGACCGATAAAAATTTAGTTAATTTTGTTTTACCTACTGAAGTTGCAGCTGTTACACAATAATAATGTCCTCTTTCCCAACCTGGAAACAAATTTGATAGACGTTTAAATGGAAATAATACTGAAGTTACTTTTCCTTCTTCTTTAGCTCTTTTATTAGCTTCAATATTCTCAATTAATTTATTAAATATCTGTTCCTGTTCCATAAGATTCCTCCATTAATTTTCTAACGCTGTTTATAATTGCTTCGTTTAAGAAATTATCTAATTTGTATTTACAAAGACCTTTATCTACACCAAATTGAATAATAGCTTTTATTTCTTCATGTTTAATAATACTATTTTTAATTAATTTGACATATTTTTCTCTGAGTTTATCTAAATCACCACTTTTAGTAAAAACAGTTTGTCCTTGTATATCCATTGTATCTGGATAAATTTCTAAAATTTCATCAAATGCAAAACTAGCATTAATAAACATAATATCAGAGAACTTTTGTGTAAGTATCAATTGGTCAATGGAATAAGTTAATATATCTTTTCCATCTATTTTTTGAACTGATTTCATACCCCACAGATATTCTTTATCTATTAAATCTTGAATTTCTGTTTCTGACCAACCAGCACCTTTAATAGTCTTAGCAGCTGCTGACCATTTATAGATATTACCGATAGTTTTGAATCTAAGTTTATCATTACTTTTAAACATAGATTCAGAATTTAATAAATGAAGCAACAGAAATTGATTTGTACTTAATTTGTGCTTAATTAAAAATGCTACATAATCGTCACTATTTTGTAAAATATTCATACTTATATAATTAGTAATCTATCAATGATAGTTACTTGGAGGATTATATAGTATTTTTAATTAAAACAACCAATTAATTATTCTTCTGAAAAAACCTACTTTAACTTTCTTTTTTGCTCTTTGTTTTTGTCTAGCTGCTGTATTAGATTTTGTAACTTTAAGTCCAATAGTTTCAGCTAATTTATTAGTAATAGGTATTTTATCATTCCAAACAAAATGATTAGTTTCTGTACTAAATTTAATAATATTATCTATTTCTAAATGATATACTAATCTATTATCAATATGAAGATTTTGAGATATTTCACTTTTACTTTTAGGTTTATAATTATCTACATAATTTTTGATATGTCCTAATCTAATAAAATATCTTTTTGTTATTTCTTGTTTGTTCATAATTTTTGAATTTCTTTTTTTACTTCATTCCAATAATTGTTATTGCCTTTTTCAGTTTGCATAATCCAAACATTGTTTTGTTCAATTATAAACTCTAAAGCTGCTAATGCACATTTTTTAGCATCTTTTTTAATGCGATTGTTTCGGTACTTATCATTAGGTGGATACCATTTTAAATCTGAAACAAAATCATACTCTAAAATTATTGTGTATTTTAGAATTATTGCGGCTGCTTTTTCTTTTGGTGTTATGTTTAATCCTTTCTTGTTTCGTTGTATTCTACTTTCTCGGTCATTACTTTTTGCCAATCAATACCAAAGTGTTTAGCCATGCTCAAACATACAAGCATGATGTCTATTAGTTCTTTGTCATCAATATTTTCAAAATAACCATCGTTTGTATAGCTATTTTTAAATTCTTTAACCTCTTCATCTATCTTGTTAAGAAAATCATTTAAAGTTTGTTTCATTGTTATCTGCCCCCTTTTAACTTGAGCAGCATAATTACGGTCTATTAGTTCTTGTATTGTCATTTTTTATCTCCAAAATCTCTTTGTATTTTCTCATTGATAGCATCAGCAATAAATTTACCTATTTCATCTTGAAATTCCTCTGCTTCTTTTTGGGTTTTAAATAAGTTTTGTATAGCACCCCATCCTCTAATATCTGCTACTTTTTGAATATCTCCTTCTTTATCTTTATTCCAAATATGTGTACCAAATTCATCATAATAGACATCTTTAAGCCATTTTTCTATTTTCATTTGTTACTTTGTTGTATTTTAACGATGTTTTTTGCTATTTCTTTTATTAACTCAATTATATATTGTTTATTATAATAAATTAACCCATAGTCTTTTCCGCTTGATACATCATCAACAACAATTTCCGTTTCGTGATGTTTAACTCTAATTAGCATTTGTTACCTCCGTATGTTTCTTTGTAGTACATTTCGCCTTCAAGATTTCTATTATTTAAAGGAAATCCATCAACAGCATCAATTATCTCCTGCTTCTCCATTTCTTTGGCTTGTTCAAAAATGTTAGATTGTGATACTGTACTTCTACTATTTATTTCTGCCATTAATTTAAAGTAATATTTTGAATTTTTAATTTGGTCTTCTAACCATTCTACTGCGGTCTGTTTTACTTGTTCCATAAGTCTTCTATTGTTATTTGTTACCTCCATAAGTTTCGTAGTAATATAGTTCCGCCCACCTATTATAAAATCTACTTGGTTTTTCAGATTGTTGGTCGCTCCTGCCATCTCTATAAGCATTTATTATATCTTGCTTGTGCATTGCTTTGGCTTGTTGCCAATCAAACTTATCAGGTTCTCTTTGTTTTGCAATTTCATGTAACCATTCAACTGCTGTTTTCATTGTTCTTGTTGTTTAGTTAATCTATCAAATTCCACAACAGCAGAAGCACAACTCATATTAGTTAATGCACCTTGTACAAGCATTTCTCTAATCTCTTCCATTTGTTCTTTTTTCATTTCCTTGGCCTTATCCAAAATGGCATACCAGACCATCTTATCCTTTGGCTCCTCCCACAATTGCTTGAATAGCCATTCTATTTCTGTTTGTTTGTTCATATTATTTTCTATCTAAGGATATATTTTTACAAAATCTTATTTCTTTGTTGTTAAGAGTCCAAATCTGACCATCATCCATAGCACAAGTAAACAGAAGATTATGCTCTTGGCTGTAATCAATTACAAGAAAAGCATAACCTTCCATTTTATCTGACACTCTAAATATAGGTATCATTGGGTTGAGTTGAATCATTGCCATAATTATAATATTATAAGTAAAGGTAATAATAAAGTAAAACAATACCTAATTGTATTCCAATTAATTATTTTATCATGTAATTCTACAAAAGATTTAATAAAATCACTTTTTAAATCATGTCTATATCTAATATTTTTACCACCATATTGTGATATTTTATCTTCTTGTATTGTAGGAACCCATAAATATTCTTCTTCTCCAGCAATATTATTATCTAAATTATATTTATGTTTGTCTTCATTATGAGTAAGAAATATAACTTCAGCTTTAACTACATCTTTATAATCAACATAATCATTAACCATTTTAAATAAATCTTCATATTCTTCTAGCCAATTACCTGCAACTATTACAGGACTAAAATTTATATGTACATCATAACCTGCATCTATAAAAGCATCAATAGCTTTAATCCTATCAATAATCTTAGAAGTATTAGGTTCTAATTTATCAGACATAATTTGAGGCATTAAACTAAATCTTATTCTAATTTTACCTTCAGGATTATAATCTAATAAATTTACATTAACATATTTAGTAGCAAATGACCCCATTGCTATAGGATGTTGTTTAAAAAAATCAAATATTCTTTTCCATTCATGATATTTTAAATGTAAAGCAAAATCTTCATTGCAAGAAATGTCGTAGCTTATATACTTTTCATGTGTTTGATTAGGTTTATCTACATTTGTAAAATATGAATGATTATTAATAGCTGTAAGAATATCTCCTGTATTAGTAGCTACAGAAAGACCAATTGGTTTATGTCTTTTCATATAGCAATAAGAACAATTAAAACCTAAACAACCGTGTCCAAAAGAAGGACTAATAAAATCTGTACTACGACCTGATGGTCTAATAAGCATAGATTTTCTTATAACTTTTTCAATCATTTCATTTCTTTTTAAATTGTTCAAACCATATTACTAAAAGTTCTCTAACTGATAAATCATCTTTGAGATTACAATATTTTGCAAACTCAATCATATCTTCCTCACTATACATTCTTTCTTGTTGCCATTTAGCACTTTTGATAAAACCAAGTTTAAATGGTCTAATGTGATTATTGGGTACAATTGGGTTTTCTATTTGAAATTCTTTAAATAATCTTTCGGCAGCTTCTTCAAGTGTTTCTTTGTTTTCCATAATTAAGATTTTAAATGTTGTTGTAATTCTTTCTGATATGCTCTATGTGCTTCTAATTCATCATCAAAACTACCTAATGTTTTATTTTTACCATCAATCCATATTTGACTTCTCCATTTATTTGATTTTTTATTAAAAGTAACACCTGTATATTTTGATATACCTTTTCTATCTTTAGAAGAATTTTCTCTTTTAGTAATTACTTGTAAATTATTTACATTATTATTCAATGGATTATTATCTATGTGGTCAACTGTAAATCCAACATAACCATTTGGAATATGATTTAAAAAAGCCATAGCAACTAATACACTAACTTTAATTTGTTTTCTATCTTTATTATTACATAATGTAACAGAATAATATTGATTACCTTTACCTCCAACTAATCTTTTTGAAAGTATGTTTTCTTTTTGTAGTCTATTTTCAACTTTACCTTTTACATATCTTTCTAAAGACTTTACATTCCCAAAATTACTAACTTGGTACAAACTTTCATAGTTAGGGATGTCCTTCCAAATTTCTTGTTTAGATTCTTCTTTGCCGATACCACAAGCACACCCATATTTACTAATAGGTTGCTTACAATTTTCACAATTTTGTTTAGGTTCTTCTTTTGAAACACTATAATCTTTATACTTTTCATTATCTAAATTAGATGTAGTGTATTTAGGTTCTTCTTTTGGAATGATGATTTCTTTATATGTAGAACAAGATATTTGATACCTTATATTTCCACCAAAAGCAATATTACCATTGGTGTCCATCCAATCATTTACATCAACATACTCACAACTTGGATTCTTAACAAACCATTCTAAAAACTCATCATCAATAGCTTGTACACCATCTTTGATTAAGTCTTGGTCTGTTGTTAGGATGATTTTTTTCCAACCTTTATGTTCTTGTGTTGTATCACAATTCCAAGATATCATTTCCTTTGAAGCATATAAGGCTTCTTTTGTAGCTGGATTAAAAAACCAATCTCCTTCTTTAATTTCTTCCGAATTAGTGATGTAG